CTTTCCCTCGGACTAGGAGTCAGTAGCTCCAGCAAACTGCCTTCTGGCGGAGCCGCACCCAGCGGGATTGAGGTGGCCACAACTGCATCCGTGGATGTAGCGGGGTTTACTGGGGGTAATCTTATTGCCAACGGAACTTATATCAAACAATCAACAGGCTATTCTTTTAGCAGTAACTATGCGAATGTAATAACAATAACAGGGATTTCTTATATATTTGTATATAATTCCTCCCAAAAGTATATTCTCTTGCCACCTGAATCATCGATTGAGCTTGAACAAAATGGCTACCCCAACTCAATTCCTGCGTCTGGAACTTGGAGAATTGGTAATGTTTACACATTTAATGATGGCGAATATGCGACTTTTGGCATGTCATACGCAACGGTTGACCCAGCCACCAACGCCTCCTCCAACAACGACTACATTCCAGAAACAGGCTGGTCTCCAGCCATCACCATCACCGCCGCTTGATGAATAACCCTAGCGTGATATGCCCCTCCTCCTCCTCGCCCTCTTGCTCTGTTCATGTTCTCCAAATCAACATGACCAGCGGGATGTGCATAGATTATCCGATTATAGCGACATGTCCGCCGCCCATGACGCAGGCCGTACCCCCGCCGCTTCTAGCCAAGCCCGACCAGAATCGGGGGGGGTGAAATGAACTTGGCATATTCAACCAGCCTTCAATATACAACCAAAACCTTCCCATATACCGCCAGCCTTTAATATGAATTCTAATTTGCAAAACGCAACCAAAGCCTTTGAATTGCATGCAAATAGGGGTATGCAGGGATGAAGAAAATCTACTCATGGATGCTACGAACCGGTTTGCGATTCTTGCTGACGGCGCACGACTACACCTGTTTCAAAGAGGCGTGGAAGTGCGCGGAGGAGACCAACAGCCGGTCGGTCGGCCTAAAATACATCGGCTCGGTCAAGCACCTCTTATCGGTCAACCGCTCGATTCGCAAGATGGTGCAGGACGGGCGGGATCGGGACGAGATTACCGCCGCCCTGGTTCACTTAGCCGTCAGCCTCAAATACCTGGAGAGCCGCAATGAGCAACGAGCAGATCTCTGATTTGCGGGTCACTTTGGCTAGGCTAGAGGAGCGTCAAATCCAGCTTTTCTCTATGGTGGAAACCTCACTTGCAAAGTACGCAGATGTTGCTAATAGATTGAGTGCGCTAGAACACTTGCGGACGAAGGTTCTGGCTGTAGCTGGGCTAGTTGGGCTTGCTTGCTCCATGGCCTGGGATGTCCTCAAAAACCGCTTTTCTAACTAGGAGACTAAATGCCCACACTTGGAACACAAAACATAAGCACTAGCTATCCACAGCTTCTCAAGACCTTTGGGACTGGCGGGTTGGATGGCACGCTCCAAGTCGTGACCGATGGGGATAACACCTCCTCGGCTCTGTCTGTGTCCACCTCTGGCGTAGCCAGCACCGGCACGTTTGAAGTGGTGGGAACCAGCCTACTGACGGGCGCAGTCACCTTTGGCACCAGCTTTACCGCCTCTACCGGCACAGCGACGATTGGCGCAGCGGTTATCGGTGCGACTACCTTTACCACTGGCTTTACTTCTTCTACTGGTACGAACACCCTGGGAACAGCTTCGATTGGGACAGCTTCGATTGGTACGGCTACAATTGGTACAGCCACGATTGGGACAGTCTCTGGCGCAACCGTATTTACTACTGGCTTTACCTCTTCTACTGGTACGAACACCCTTGGTACAATCGCCTCGACCACCTTTACCAACACTGGCGTAGGTACGACTGGCACGCTCCAGGTGGGGGCGAGTGGTCCTAAGCTGACTGCGGTTAGCTACGGCACGGCAGCGTTTACCTTGTCTACGGTGGCGGCACATAACGGTGCCGGAACAACCAACGGAACTGTTGCCCTTACTGGTACTGTTCTTGGCGATATGGTCATTGGCTCGCTCGACTCGCTGGGATCTGCCACTGGATCTACTGGACTAATTATTGGCTTTCACACTACTGGCGCAAATGTGGTACGCTTTTCCATCACTAACCCAACTAGCACTGCTGGTACAGTACCCGCTGGCACGCTACAAATGACCGCACTAAGGTTTACGGCTTAATTTTATGGCAATGATAGATCGCAACTTTACCTTCGCAACCAACGGCACGGTTACTGCCAATGATTTGCACAACCTAATTGATTCAGCCACGATTTACCAGAATCTCATTACCGGCCAACAACCAATCACCAGCGTTGGTACAAACTATGAGTTATTGATTGCTGATGGAACTAACGCCAACGCCGCACCCAATGCGGTGACGGTGTATGACTTGTTTGAGGACGCACTGACCGCTGGCACTTATACCAACGCCAACATCAGCGAGGCGTTAACCTACGGCACGGCTACGGGAACTAGGTTGGTTTCTGCCAATGCCACAATCACGACCGGAACGATTACGACTGGGGTGATACCTACGCTAACCGCTGGCACAACCACCTCAACAGCGGCCACGATTACCAGCGGAACGATTACCAACCTAGCCAGCACGACTGGAACGATTGCTACGTTAAACAGCACGACTGGAACCATTGGTAATTTCTCCACCACACTTACTGGTGACTTTACAATCTCCGCTGGCACTGGCACGCTTGGCACTACTGGGGTGACGGCTGGCACTTATGGCAGTGCATCAGCAATTCCATTTTTGACCGTTGATGCCAAAGGTAGAATTACATCGGCGACCAGTGGGACATTTTCAACAGTTCCAGCAGACGGGTCAATTACTCCAGCTAAATTATCGCAACCATTTACTAGCGAAACCGCCGTATCTACCAGTGGAACTGCCATTGATTTTACTGGTATTCCGAGTTGGGTGAAGAAGATTACAGTTCTAACAAGTGGAATCAGCACTAACGGTGCAGCTAACGTTGTTTTACAACTGGGTGATTCAGGGGGTATCGAAACTACGGGATACACAGGTGCGCTTTCGAATTTTGGTTTGACATCAGTACAGTCATATACATCAACAGGGGCTACTGGTGCACTCATAGTGGCCGGTAATGATGCTAGCGACTCTTACCAGCACTCATTGACAATCTCACTCCTTGACCCCGCGGCAAACCTATGGGTTATCTCTGGGGTACACTCAAGACCTGATACATTAACTGGATCGTTAACTGTCACAAAATCGCTAAGCGCAACTCTTGACCGTATTCGTATCGCAACTGCCAACGGAACCGACGCCTTCGACGCTGGCTCCGTCAACATCATGTACGAAGGATAATCTATGATAGCAAGAATTGAAAACAATATGCAGACTGGACAGATTAAATACTTTGATTCCAATAATTTTGAAATAGAAAAATCACTTGCAGAGGCCGAGATTTACGAAAAACAACAAGCGGTTATTCGGGAACAAGAAAGTCCAGCCTACATTTCACAACAAAAATGGAATGAAATCAGATCGAAGCGTAATAGTCTTTTAAGCCAATCAGACTGGACGCAACTTGAGGATTCAAGAGAAAACAAAGAAGCTTGGGCGACCTATCGCCAAGAGCTTCGCAATATTCCACAAACTTTCTCAACACCTGAGAGCGTGATTTGGCCGTCAAAGCCGTAGGCATAAATGACCCTAACTGAAATCGCCCAATATGCGGGTGAGAAGATTGGCAAGACCGATGCCGACACGCTTACCTTCCTGCAAAAGTCAGCCTCGCTGAACTATCGCCGAGTCTGGAACTTTGCTGCTTGGCGTGAGACTGTTACCACCTCCACCTACTCGGTTGGCACGGCCAGCAGGACTGTCTCCCTTGGCTCCAACGTGGAGAACCCACTGTCGGTAGCCTACAACGATGCCGAGTTGCAGGCGATGGATCTGGCTACCATTGTCAGTCAAGATGCCAACTTGCTAGACGAGGACACAACTGGCACGCCAGCGTTCTACTATTTCAAAGGGCGCAACACCGGCGGAACCGCCGAGCTAGACCTCTATCCCAAGCTGGACACCACCAGCACCAACACGCTCTTGGTGGTGCAAAAGTTGCAGTGCCTAACCCGCACCAACCTAGTCGTAGATTTTCCTCCTTCGGCCAACGCGATTGCCGATGAACTGCGCCTCCCCCACGTCAGCCACGTTGTCTTGGCCTTGACCCACGCCGATGCCTTAGAACGGGAACGGCAGTACGGCAAGGCGCAGGTTGTCACCCAGGCTGCTAACGCTGACCTTGCGGCTATGGCCAACTACGAACTCTCCCAGGTCGGCGGGATGAAGCAGATTACCCCAGTTGGCTTGGGCGATTTAGGCATCGAAGAGATTATCTAACCGCCATGGCGTATTTCATAGATGCCACCGACGATGTGTTGGCGTTTGATGGTATCCGCTCCTTTACCGGCGGACAAGCCAGCGGACTCCAATCTGACCAGTTAGCGCAGAACCAAGTACAACGGTTGGTTAACATGACCCTTTCCCCAAAGGGCAATCTGGAGACTCGGCGCGGGGTAACTAGCTTTAATACGACCGCTACATCCCAGCAAGGATCAATTGGTGGGATGGCTTACTACGATACTACCGGCACGGAAGATCTGGTGACTGTTACCCAAGGCAGGCTGTACACGATTGATTCTAACGGCACAGCCGACATCCATCCAGCTGACGAACTTTGGAGTGCGGTCAACCGAACTTGGGATGCGGAAGTCCAACAGTTTGCCGATGGTTATGTTGTGGCTTATACCGCCAAAGTTTCCATGGCGCAGTTTAACAACAAGATGTTTCTGGCAGATGGCGATGACGATTTACACTTCTTTGATGGCAACATTGTTCAACGGCAGGGTGGTAAGGTAAGAGCAATCACCGTCACAACCGCAGGCTCTGGGTACACCAGCGCGACTGCCATTATTACTGGACCTAACTGGGGCGGGGAATTGCCCGCCCTAATTACCACCGTAGCGGGCGGAGCGGTCACAGGGGTAGTGGTAGTGGATGGCGGATCTGGCTACGGCTACACCCCTACAGTTACGATTATTGGCAACGGCTCTGGAGCTACGGCTACGGCTACGGCCAGCCCACCGCCCCAAGGGTTACAGACGATTATCAATGCTGGTAACAGATTGTTTGGCGTTGGCTCTGGATTAAACCGCAACACACTTTACGCCTCAGACATCCTAGATCCTTCCGTGTGGGACTTGGCAAACAGCGTGGTGATTAACGGCGATGATGGCGATGAGATCACCGCTATTGTGCCTTATTTTGAGAACCGCATTATCGTGTTTAAGCGGCGCAGGATATTCCAAGTCACCATCCCGCCCAACATGACCAGTGCGGCTGATTGGACCATATCAATCATTTCCAATAACATCGGGTGCGTGGCAGGGGCATCGGCTATCCAGGTGGGGGCTGACATATTCTTCTTGTCTGACGATGGCATCAGATCGCTCATTCGGTCTGCTTCGGATGACTTTACCTCAGTCGGCTTGCCTATCTCGGAAGTGGTTAAAGACGTAATCCAAGAAATCAATACGGCGCAGATTGGGATTAGCACAGCCGCCTACTACGACAATAGGTATCTACTAGCCGTACCTACAGCCGCCAATAACTTTAACGACACGATCTTGGTCTATAACACCATCTTGAGTGCGTTTGAGGGAACCTGGACACCGAAGGTAATGCAGTTTGCCTTAACCAATTTTGAAAGCGAAGGCTTGCGGTTAATGATGAAATTGACCACTGGGCAGATCAACAAGTACAGCGGGTACAAGACACCGGCTCAAACCACGTCTGCAGATTATGTGGATTTTGGCATACAATCCAACGGCACGAGCGTTGGCACGTTTGATTTTAGCTCGTCCGTCCGCACTCGCGATATGGACTTTGGCGATCCATTTGCCCAAAAACATGGTAGCAATTTCGAGATTATCTTTGATGACTCGTTCTCTAGCAACGCCACCATCGCCATCCAACGGGACAGCGATGTGGGTGATATTGATGTACAACCCAACCTAAACATTGCCAGCACAGTGTTGGTACTGCCTTTTGTCCTGCCCGCTGTCCTGCCTACTTCGGTTAAGAAGCGCATCGCTTCCGATCTGCGTGCGTACGAAAAGTGGCGGTTAATTAACATCAGCGTTACCTCTGAGGCAAACAAGATGGCGGTTAGGCAGATTACCGCAGCCGCCAATCCCGATACCATTGAGGTGCAAAAGACGATATGACGGCGGTGGAGTATGTCGAAGCCTCTGGAGTACCAGAATCGCGCTGGCCTAACTTTAGGCAGTGGTTTGATTGGTACGAACGTAATAACTTGGTCGGCGTTGTTAAGGAAGGGCAAGAGGTGGTAGGGGTGGCTGTGGCTAGGGCGGTGGACGGCTCGCAAGAGGTTCCTCATTATGTACATAAGCCGGACGCACCAGATGCTTACGTGGACTTGACTGTAACCTCGATTGATGGTACATCTACACCCCGTAGCCGTTTGGCTATGAGACGCCTGCTGTCGATCCTTTGGGACGAACTTGGCCCCCGCAGGAGCCTAATCTTTAACCGTAACGGAACCAAGAAAGTTTA